ATGCCGTGCGCAACACCGCCGCCGAGCGTGCCGTGCTCATGGAAGAGATGCGCAACCAGCAGCAGCAGCAAGCCATGGCGCAGGCCATGGCCATGCAGGCCCAGGCCGGTGCCGGGATGCAGGCTTTGCCAGCCCCTGAAGGAATGCCAGTATGAGCTGGGATGAACTAGACGCCATTGGCCAGCCCATTGACATTCGTGAGGTTGACCAAAAGCGCGAGGATCTTGTCAAGCTGACGCTGCGCGTGTTTGGGTCAGAGGACGGCCAGAAGCTGCTTGCTTGGCTCAAAGACATGTATGTAAATGTGCCCATCGCCGTACCGGGCACAGACCCCTCGCACGCCTACTTTGCCGAAGGGCAGAGGTCGGTGGTGAGGGACATTGAGGTGCGGATTAACACAGCAAGGAAACTATGAGCGACACAGCAACCGTCGAGCCCGGTGCAACCGGCCTACTTGACAATGTGCAGGTGAATGACGAAGCCAAGACCGAGAGCCCACAAGCCACTGAAATCAGCCACAAGGCTGCCGATCCCAGCGCCCCAGAGGCCGAAGATCCCCTAGAGCGGCCAGACTTCTGGCCCGAGAACTTCTGGAAGAAGGACTCCAACGAGCCCGACCTGGAAGGCATTGCCAAGAGCTGGTCAGATCTGCGTAAGCAAATCAGCCAGGGCAAGCACAAAGCGCCCACAGATGGCAAATACGACCTCAAGGCCTTTGGCGAGGAGGCAGACAGCAACCCAATCGCGTCTACCTTGGCCACATGGGCAAAGGACAACAGCCTGTCCCAGGCGGCCTTTGACGACCTGGTCGGCAACCTACAGACCCAAGCCAAAGAGCTGATGTCTGGCGACATGGTTGACCCGGTAGCCGAGATGAAGCAGCTGGGCCCAAAGGGCGGCGCCATCGTCAACGGCATGGTGGACTGGGCTCGCGGCCTGGTCAACAAGGGCGTCTGGAGCAAAGACGACTTTGAAGAGTTCAAGATCATGGGCGGCACCGCCCGGGGCATCACAGCCCTGATGAAGGTGCGCGAAGCCTACGAGGGCCGGGTGCCAATTGAGTCGGCCCAGCTGGAAGGAGCACCAAGCCAGGAAGAGCTCTACTCCATGGTCGGTGACCCACGCTACAAGACAGATGCTGCGTATCGGCAAAAAGTCGAACGGTTGTTCGGCCAGTACGCCAAGTAAACCGGGGCGCTCCACCCCGTCTGCCGGAAGGCAGTTGCCTTGACCCAGCTTCGGCTGGGTCTTTTTTGTACAACAGTCAATCGATATTGTTGCTTTGTGGACAAAAAGCCATACAATCGCGCCAAGGCCCACCGGGTAACCGACCCTCAACCGCAGTGGATACTGACGAGTGGCTGGCGTAACCAGCAAGCACAGGCCCGGGGTACCGGCTCACCGACGCGAAAACCCTGATCAACAACCGAATGAGGTATCAAAATGAGCGTTTCCCTTTCAAACGCCTTTGTGACGCTATTCGACGCAGAGGTCAAGCAAGCGTACCAAGGCAAAGCAATGCTGGTAGCTGCTGTTCGTCAGCGTCGTGGTGTCGAAGGCTCCACTGTCAAGTTCCCTAAAGTCGGTCGTGGCGTAGCATCTGCTCGCGTCACCCAGACCGATGTCACACCGATGAATGTCGGTTTCTCCACCGTTACCTGCACATTGTCTGACTTCAATGCAGCCGAATACAGTGATGTGTTCAGCCAGCAAAAAGTCAACTTTGACGAGCGCTCTGAGCTTGTGCAAGTTGTCGGCAACGCCATTGGCCGTCGTCAGGATCAGCTGATCCTTGATGCGCTGATCGCTGCGTCTGGCACCGGCACTGTGGCGAATTCTATTGGTGGTGCAAACACCAACATGAACATCTCCAAGCTGCGCGACGCTGCCAAGATCTTGAACACGAAGAATGTCCCAAGCGACGGTCGTCACATCATCATCCACGCCAACTCTTTGGCTTCGATGCTTGAGCAGACTTCTGTCACCAGCTCGGACTTCAACACTGTCAAGGCTCTGGTGCAAGGTGAGATCAACCAATTTATGGGCTTCACATTCCATGTTTTGGGTGACCGCACTGAAGGTGGCTTGCCCATCGACGGCTCCAGTGACCGCACTCTGTTTGCATTCCACAAGGATGCAATTGGCTATGCAGAAGGTATCGCTCCAAAGACCGAGATCAACTACATCCCAGAGAAGACCAGCTACCTTGTCAATGCCCTGTTTAGCGCAGGTTCCATTGCCATCGATGCTGAAGGTATTGTCAAAATCACCGCCCGCGACACAGCGGCAGCGGCTTAATAGGAGGGTCACACAATGGCTTTCTCATCTGTTGGTTTCAATACCGTCGGCGGCCAGTCAAAAGCTGGTAACGCTCCTGCCATTTACACTTACTCATCGACTGATGCTCAGACGGTGATTCGTGTTTCTGGCTACTTCAACTCAGTGTCATCCATCCTCAATGTGGGCGACCTGATTTTCTGCTACTCGGCAACGGGCGGCACTCCAGTAATGTCCACCGCTTATGTGGTCAGCAACGCTTCCGGCGTGGTTGACATCACTGACGGCGTGACCGTTACCGCAACTGATTCCGATTAATTCGGGTCTGCTGTAAAGAGGCCAGCCACTGAGTATTCGGGGGCTGGCCTTTCTCGCATTAAGGGGTTCAAATGGCTGCTGGTGACACTGGTGTATCGATCTGCTCTGATGCCCTGCTTCTGATTGGAGCGAAGGCAATATCGTCTTTCAACGACGGCACCGACGAGTCGAGTGTTTGCGACCGCCTCTACCCAGACATCCGTGACTCCACGCTGGTCATGTACCCGTGGACATTCGGCATGAAGAAGGTGCAGCTGGCTCGGCTGATCACCACCCCCAACAGCGTTTGGCTGTACGAATACCAACTACCCGGCGACCGACTTGCCAGCCCCCGCGCCGTCTATGAGACCGCGCAGCCAGGTGCCCGTCCCCGGCAGGACTGGGAGATCCAGGGCGACAAGCTCCTGACCAACCAGCCCGAAGTCTTCATCGACTACCAATATAGCGTGCCAGAGTTTGCAATGCCGCAATACTTTGTGCAGCTGCTCAAGTACATGGTGGCTTGGCACATCGCCGAGACTGTGACCGAGCAGCAAGACAAGGCCAACAAGTGGCAGCGAGTAGCTACCGGCGACATCAGCGAGAATGGCCGTGGCGGCTACTTTCGCACAGCTGCCCAGATTGATGGCCAGAACAACCCCGTGCGAGTCATTGAAGACTACAGCCTGATTGCAGTGAGGAACTGATGCCACGCTTTGTCGAGTTCACCACCAACTTTGCGACCGGCGAGCTTGACCCTTTGCTGCGTGCAAGGGTTGACCTGGCTGCATACGGCAACGCCCTGGCCAAGGCCACCAATGTGCTGATCCAGCCCCAGGGCGGGCTGCGTCGTAGGCCCGGCACCAAGCATGTGTTTGAGCTGCCCAACAGCAGCACGCCAAGCGCGGCCAATGGCGTGCGCCTGGTGCCTTTCCAGTTCTCTGTCAGCGACAGCTACATGCTGTGCTTCACGCACAACCGCATGTACATTGTCAAAGCTGGCGTGGTGCAAGCCAACATCAATGGCACCGGCAACAACTACCTGACCACCACAATCGGCAGCGACATTGTTGACGATATGTGCTGGACTCAGTCTGCCGACACCTTGATCGTGGTGCATCCTGACTTGCAGCCTGTGCGGATCACCCGCACCAGCGACACCGCATGGACGGCCACATCAATCACATTTGACAGCATTCCAAAATATGCTTTTGATCTTGATTTCCATACCAACAACGGCTCAACCCTGACCCCGTCTGCTGTGTCTGGCAATGTGACTCTGACAGCCACAAACTTAAACCACACATCTGGAACGGCACAGGCGGGCACAAGCACAACCATCACGCTGAAAAGCACTTCAAGCGCTACTGACGACATCTACAACGGCATGTCAATCGAGATCACTGGTGGAACAGGCGTAGGCCAAATCAGGCGCATTGAAGACTATGTCGGCAGCACCAAAGTGGCCACCGTTGAATCGGCATGGACAGTCACGCCAAACGGCACAAGCACTTACGAAGTCACCAGCTGGTCTGTCAATTCTGTTGACCAGTACATAAATGTCCAGCCCCAGGGTCGTGCCAGGATTGTCCGATATGTCTCTGCCACTGTGGTTGAGGCTGTCACCGAATACCCATTTTTCAACACAACGGCAATTGAGCCTGGGCGCTGGGAATTCGAGCATGGCTATGTTGATGTGTGGTCAAGCACCAAGGGCTGGCCACGCACGGTAACTTTCCACGAAGGCCGCTTGTATTTTGGTGGCAGCAAGTCGCGCCCGTCTACAGTTTGGGGCTCCAAGATCGGCCTGTTCTTTGACTTCGTGCCAAGCGAATCGCTGGATGATGACGCTGTCGAGGCCACGCTGGATACCAACGACCTGAATGTCATCACCGACATCATCTCTGGCCGGGACTTTCAGGTCTTCACCACTGGTGGCGAGTTCTACATCCCGCAGGCGGGATCTGACCCAGTCACCCCGCTGACCTTCACATTCAAGAATGTGAGCCGCAACGGCATCAAGCCCGGCACCCGGGTGCAATCGGTGGACTCCGGCTCGATCTACATTCAGCGCCAGGGCAAGTCGCTCAACGAGTTCATCTTCAATGACACTCAGCTGACCTACATCACCCAGCGCATCTCGCTGCTGTCTGGGCATCTGCTCAAGGGGCCGCAGAGGGTTGCCCTGCGTAAGGCGTCGAGCACCGAAGAGGCTGACCTGCTGCTGATGACAAACACCGATGACGGCACCATTGCGGCCTTCAGCATCATGCGCAGCCAGCAGGTAACCAGCCCAAGCGAGTTCATCACCGATGGCCGGTTCATCGATGTGGGTGTGGATGTCAACGAGATCTACGCTGTGACCAAGCGCACATTTGATGGCGTTGATCGGTTCTTCATTGAGGTCTTTGGCTACAACTACTTCACCGACTGCGCCTTTGTTGGTGGTGCTGCTGCCAGTGCCAGCGGCCTGCCGCACATTGGCAAGGCAGTGAATGTCATCTGTGATGGGTCACCCCAGGCCAACGAGACTGTCAGCGCTGGCGGCGCGGTGACCTTTGACCGGTCAAGCGCCACGGCCTACGAGGTCGGCCTGCCCATGACTGTGTACATCAAGACCATGCCCGCCGAGGTCAAGCTGCAAACCGGCAGCCGGGTGTCGTTCAAGAAGCGCATTGTGGAGATCAGCGCTGTGGTCAACGAGACCCAGAACATGACGATCAACCGGCAGCCGGTGGCTTTCCGATTGTTTGACAATCCAATGCTTGACGATCCTGTCCCAGAATTTACCGGCATCAAGCGCGTCAATGGGGTGCTTGGCTACAGCCGCGAGCAATTCATTGAGGTGTCCCAGGATCTTCCGCTCAAGATGAACCTGCTGGGCCTGGATTACCGAGTGGCTGTTTTCTCAGGAACATAACATGGCATTAACAGCAGGACAAACAATGGGGATCGCAGGCGTCATCGGCGCTTACGGCGAGGCTGAAGCGCAGAAGGCTGCTGCCATAAACCAGCAGACCAGCTACATGCTGCAAGCCCGCGACACCCTGGCGGTGGCCGAGGTGCGTGCCGACATGAGCGAGCAGTACGCCACCATCCAAGCTGGCCGCACGGTCAAGAAGGCTGAGATCGAGGCGCAGAACTACCAGATCGCTGGCAACACCCTGCTCAAGAACATGCGAGCCACCAACGCCTCCATGCGAGCCCGGGCGGCTGCCAGTGGCGTGGTGCTGGGCGAGGGCTCTGTGGCTGCTGTGCAGCGCGAGAATGTGGCTGCAACCATGCGGGATGTGGGCATCTCTGACCTCAACGCCCTGACGGCCCGGGTGATGGGCTTTGAGGACGCCAGCGCCATGCTGCAATCAACCGACTACCAAAACATGCTGAACCTGTACAGCGCACGCAGCCAGGCTGGCCAGCTCACCTTTGCTGGCTCTGCTGCCCGCAAGACGGGTGGCATTTTGGCCGGGGCAACGCTGGCCAAGGCGGGCGCTGATTACTTGAAAGTGAAATAACATGGCCACCCAACGGATTGAATCAGGTCAGATGCAAGTTCGCTCGGTCGGCAGCGTGCCCATGGTGCAGGCCCAGCAGCAGTCGGTGGACTACATTGGCCCGCGAGTGGCGGCCCAAGGCGCAAGCCAGCTGGCCCAAGTGCTCGACCGCATGAGTGCAAGTGCATTCCAGACAGCTGGCACCCTGCGCCAGCAAGAGGGTTTGCAATATGCCGCAAGCAATCCTCCATCGGCAGAACAGCTTGAGGCCGCAAAAAACGGCGTGACTATAGGGCTCGGTGGGCGTGGCGAAACATCTTCTATTGGTAGCACCAGTTCGCTGAACTTCTTTGACCAAGCTGTGGCCAAGGCCCGCAGCCTAGAGCTGTCGAGCCATTTTGAAATTGAAGGCCGCAACGAGCTCAACAAATTATTGGTTGGTGTGGAAAACGGCAGCGTCACATCAGAGCAAGTCGGTGCCAAGATCAAGGCAATGTCGGACGGGTTCTTTCCTAAAATGCTGGCGAATAGTGACCCGGAGGCGTCGATTAAATTTCGCGCCACCATGGCCACGCATGGCAACACCGTGCTCAATGCTGCTTATAAAGCCGACATGGAGCGAGCAAAGAACCAGCGCATTGCCAAGTTCGACTCTGATTTTGACAACAGCACCAGGTTGTTAGAGGCCACTGTCTCGCAAGGCAGCTTCACAGATTCGACCGGCCAGGTGCGATCTGTTGATGAGCTTGCTGATGTGTTCCGCAAGAATGTGCTGACGCAATCATTGCTGCTTGGCGACAAAGCCTTGCAGACCGAATACAGCACCAAGTTCGAGGTGGCGCTGCGCACCGCAAAGGTCAACGCTGTGACCAAGGCGCTGATGTCAGACGCCAACATGGCTGACCCAGAAAAGACGCTAGCCAAGCTGCGATCTGGCGACTTGGGCAACATGAGCCCAGTACTGCAATCCATGATCACCAACGACTTTGAGTCGGTGGCCAAGGTGACTGCCAATTTTATGGTGGCCGTCAACCAGCGCAAGTCGATCAAGGATGCCAAGATAGCAGAAGACAAACGAATTGGCGAGAACCAGGCCATCAACCTGCTGGAGCAGATCTTCCCGCTGCCGGATAACAGCCCCAAGCGCAAGGCGCTGGTTGACCAGCTGATCTCTTTGCCTCCGGGCTTGGTGCCCATTGGCACGCTCAAAGACCTGCTGACGCCAAGCGGTGAGGGCAACGCAGCTGTCAACTTTAATTTACTGAACGGCATCTACAACAACACCATCACCGACCCTGCCCAGATCTGGGGAATGGTTGGCAAAGGCATCACCGGCAAAGATGCTGTGACGGCTCTCCGGTTGTTGCAAAGCGAAGACCGGCGCGAGAGCAATGAGCTTGAGCGCGGCATCTCCCAGCTGGCTGGCATTCCGGTGATCGCTGGCAGCGTGGTGGTGATCGACCCCAAGGGCACAGAGTTCAAGCGCCGCAACGAGCTCAAGGCAGAGGTGCTTGGCATCCAATCGGCTGCTGCTGCTAAAGGCGAGACCCTGACACCCCGGCAGATCTTGACCCAGCTGGAAGACAGCATTGCCAAGCGCCGGAACAGTGCAGATGCCCAGGCCGCACAGAAGTCGCTGTCTGAGTTTGCCAAGGGGCCAGACGGAAAATACAAACCAGGCCGCGACTGGATCACCGGCCCGGTGACTGCCGACAATCTGCCTGCTCTGCGCCAAAAGGCTGGCAATGACGCGAACAAGCTGCGACAAATCAATGAGCTCGAGAAGCTGCTCAAGAGATCACAAGGAAACTAAGCATGGCCTACAGCCCCATTGAAGACAAGTACCTGTCGGCACTGACTGCCATGCAATTCCCGGATGAGCCCGCCGAGGTGGCCATGCCGGAGCAGGTCGCCCCGGGCACCCAGCCTGGTGATGTGCTGCTGGCCGCTGGGCCCAGCGCAACCATGACCGATGCCGGTGGTGGCCAGCCTAGCGGAACCATCAAGGCCATTGAGCAATCACGCTTTGAAAAGGCGCTCGAGAACACAGGCCTGACGCTGGAGCAGGCTGGCAAGTTCCTTGACAACCTTGGCCAGGTTGATGTGCCACTGCTTGGCAAGATCAGCCTGGCTGACTTTGTGCCGTTTGTGGGCTCGGTCAAGGAGGGCTCACGCAGCGTGCTTGGCGATCCACAAATACAAGGCACGCCCATGGCCTTGCAGCAGGCAGGCACTGGCCAGTCGCTGACCAAAGGCACGGGCTTTGCGCGGCAGATGACAGAGGACGCAGCTCTGGCCGCCATGGATGTCGGCCTCAACCTTGTGCCAACCGCCAAGCTCTTAAAGGCAGGCGGGAAAGCGCTGGCAACCGAGACCGGCCAGCAGCTCAACCGCGCCATGATGGAGGGCACCGGCCCGCTGTCGGCGCTTGTGCCGTCAGGTGCCCGCCCGCTGTTTGCTGTTGAGCCATCAAAGTTCAACCCAAAAGTTGAGCTGCCAAAAGCTGTTGACATTGTTGCCAATGATCCAGCATTGAACATTTATTTGCCTCAAGCACAACGCGCCCCATCTGTGGCTCTGCGCTTGGCAAAGCCAGAAATTCAAGGCACTGGCGAAAAAGGTGTTTTGACCGTTGGCGACATTGGCGTGGTTTTGGAGAAGTCGCAGCTTGCGTTGAACAAGGGCAAAACCTTAGACCCGACAAAGCCAAAAGACTTGGTCAAAATGGTTGATTCGGCCACCGCTGAAGCAGAATATCAAATGTCGCAGCCGATCAGCGGTGCGACATGGTACGAGGATGATGTGTTCCAAGCCTTTGCGCTGGGCTCAAAAATTGTCCCGGAGCTTGCAACTGATGAGCCGCTGCGGGTGATGGCCACGGCCTTTGCTGCGTCAACCAGCTACAACAAGCGGGCGTCTGAGAACTGGTCTGTGGCAATGCGCATCACTGAAAACCTGATGAAGACCGGAAAGGTTCCTGCCAGAAACCCAGACAACGGCAAGCTGTGGGGCGGCACGACGGGCCCAATCATGGAGCAGCAACTTAAATTGCATCAATACATGATCGACAGAATGGGCATGGATGGCTATTCTGAGTGGCTGCTGACACCGCACACTGTCAAAGAAATCAGCGACATGAAGGCGGCATCTGGCCTTTACAAAACGCCAGGGATTCCGGGCAAAGCGAATGATCTCAAGATGGGCTCGTTCATCATGGGTGAAAAAGGCGGCGCGTTCTTCTTGAACTTAAACGGCATCAAAGAAACGACCGCAGACAAATGGTTCACCAGAACATACAATCGCCACACGGGCACACTAACTTCTGGCCCAGTCAGCGAGCAAGGTTTGGTTGACTCACCGCGCAACGAATCAGAGCGCTCGGTGATGAAAGTCTGGAACCGTTCGGTTGCAGAAAATATGAAGTTGGATGAGCAGGCCAATCAGGCCGTCTTGTGGTACTACGAGCAGAGCTTGTACTACAATCTGGGAATTAAATCTGCAAGATCGGAGAGTTTTTCAGATGGAGCAAAAACCCTACTCAATGCCCGAGGCATCCCCTTCACAGAAGCCGAGCTCGCTGGAGCTAGAGGCCGCAGCAATGCGGGTCAAATTGCAGCAAAACCGTCAGGCATTGCAGGAGCAGGGGATACAGTCGGCATCGGACAAGTTGCGCCAGCTCAGCCAGCAGCAACCCCAACAAGCGTAACCGGGGGCCGTCAGGCTCCGCAGTCTGGAGTTAAGTGATGGCCATTGAGCAAAAACCTCTTGAGCAGCGCCTGGGCCAGATCCTGCCCGGTGCCGCGCCCAGCACGCCTGCCGAGGACATCCCGCTGGAGCCCATGCCCGGGGCTGGCCCAGCCGACATGGCTGAAATGCCAGAGATGGCTGAGATCGGCACCCCTTCCATGGAGGAGGGTGTCCAGGTCGCTGGCCCCATGGATGCTGCCCTGCGCAAGCTGATCACCCGGCAAGCCACCAAGGCCGAGCGCAACCTGGTGCCAGACGCTGCCCGGGCCATGCCAGGCGAGCTGCCTGATGTCGCCAAGGCTGGCCGGTTCAAGCTGATCCCTGAGGCTGACCAAACCCTGACTGAAGAGGTTGGCCGTGCGGTCAGCCGCAGGCAGACATTCGGCATCACCGAAGGCAAGCCCGGCGGCACGCCTGACGAGCCGTTCAACCTGTCCCGCTACCAGACCGAGGATGCCGCTGCCATTGTGGGCGGCGTGGCTGATGCGCTGAACATTCGCACCAAGGCTGTGACCTTTGACGAGATCAAGGCCAAGGCTGCTGAGTCGGGCATTGGGGAGGCGTTCCTGTCCCGCCTGCTTGGCCCTGACGGCAAGATGATGGCCAACGCTGTCGAGACCTACAAAGCGCTGGAAGTGCTGGAGTCCAGCGCCAACGAGCTGGATCGCCTGTTCAAGCTGGTCAACAGCGGCAACGCTACCGATGTGGACAAGCTGGTGCTGCGTCAGCAGATCTCCTTTCACGGCCTAATCCAGCGTGGCGTAAAGGGCATCCAGACTGAGACCGCCCGGTCATTGGCTGTGTTCCGCATCCCCCGCGACGGCAACGCTGCTATCGTGCGCCAAGTGATCGATGAGTACGGCGGTGACGCTGCCCTGTCTGACCTGGCCAAGTCCTACCTGACGCTGGAATCGCGTGCCGCTCAGAACTCCCTGGTCGAGAAGTCGATGATGTCTGGCGTGAAGGATGTCTGGTTCACCACCTACATCAACGGCCTGCTGTCCAGCCCCGTGTCGCACGCCAAGAACATTGTGTCCAACACCAGCTTTGGCCTGTATCAGATTCCCGAGCGGCTGATGGCGGCCTTCTACAGCAATGTGCTGCCACCAGGCGTGCGTTCATTCAAGGCGCTGGTGCCCGGCAGTGATGCTGAAAAAATCGGCTACGACGAAGCGCTGACCATGGTTCAGTCGCTGCGCAACGGGATGGTTGAGGGCTTTGACCTGGCCACCACTGCGTTCAAGAAGAACCAGCCCAGCGACTTGATGAGCAAGATCGAAGCGCAGCGCGGCACCTCCCTGCCACCGATCAGCTCGGCTGGCTTTGGCATTGAGCAGGACAAGTGGTTTGGCAAGGCCATCGACTACTACGGCACGGCGGTCACCCTGCCTGGCCGGATGCTCATGGCCGAGGACGAGTTCTTCAAGGGCGTGCTCTACCGCATGGAGCTCAACACCCTGATCACCCGACGCAGCAAGACGGTCTACCGCGAGTCAATGGAAAATGGCATGTCAGAGGTTGACGCTTTGGCCAAGGCCGAGGCAGAAACAATCAGCCTGTTCCAGAACCCACCCCGGGATCTGGATGAGGCAGCTGTGCTGTTTGCCCAGAAGGGCACCTTTACGGCAGACCTGCCGCCAGCTCTCAAGAGCTTGCAGCAAACCTTCAACCACCCTGCCCTCAAGATTGTGGTGCCGTTCTTTAAGACCCCGGCCAACATTGGCCTCCAGGTTATCGAGCGCACCCCGTTTGCTCCGCTGTCCAGCCAGTGGCGGGAAGAGATCGCCAAGGGTGGCGTGTACCGCGACATGGCCTTGGCCAAGGTAACGCTGGGCTCTGCCGTGCTGGCCACCTTTGGTGCTCTGGCTGGCGAGGGCAGCATCACCGGGCGTGGCCCAGCTCGCAAGGCCGACCGTGACGCGCTGCTTCGTGGCAATTGGCAACCGTACTCCATCAAGGTGGGCGACAAATACTACAGCTACAACGGCATGGAGCCCATCTCTGCGCTGATGTTC